GAACAGGCTGCCAGTGCGCTGGGCGTGGAAGTTCTGTTCCCAGCCTTCAACACCGATGATGGCAAGCCGGTTGACTTCAATGACCTGCACGCACTGGAAGGGATTGAAGGTGTGGTGGCCTGCCTGGTTAAACGCCCCAGGCTTTATAAGCCCAAGGAAATCACCATCAGCCCGGAAGAAGTAGACCTGTTCAGCCCGCCCGGCATCATGGATGACATTTGCACCTATTATCACGCCACCAGCGGCAACAGCCAGCCGGGATTTGCCGTGATGACCGCCATTGCGCTGGTCAGCCTGGTCACGGCCCGCAATTTTGAAACCAATTATTCCAACCGTTCCAGTGTATACCTTCTTAACATCGGAAAATCAGGAACCGGGAAGGAACACCCCAAGAAGGTGATTGAAAAAATCCTTGAGGCCGCGGGGCTAAGTGAACTGATTTCCGGGGAGGGTTACACATCCGGTGGGGCCGTGGTGAGCGCCCTGCTGGATAAGCCGCGCCACATCACCATCATTGATGAATTTTCCAAGTATATCCAGGCCGCGCAAACCAAGAATTCCAACGCCAACTACATTGAAGCCAACACCCAAATGATGAAGGTGATTACCAGTCTTGACGGTGTGCTGCGCCCCAAATCCTATTCCACCATGGGGGCCACGCGGGAACGCAAGAAGGAAATGGCCCAGTATATTGTGAACCCCGCCATCACCCTGATGGCCATGTCTACGCCTGAAGACCTGTTCAAAACCGTCAACATCGGGGCTATCCGTGATGGTTTTTGGAACCGCTTTGTCATCCACGTTTCCGATGCGGAACGCGCCCTGCGCGACATCAAGGAACCGCTGCCGGTGCCTGAAGCCATCACCGATTGGATACGCGCCATCAACGCCCGCCGCGTGGGCGGCAAGGATGAAATGGCCAATGAAAAACCGGCCATGGTCACGCTGCGCTTCACCACGGAAGCTATGCTGATGCATCGTGAGTTCAACCAATGGCAGATTGACCGGGCCAACAGCCTTGAAAAGTTCGGCATGGATGACCTGCCGGGGCGGGCGCCGGAAATGGCTTTGCGTATCGCCCTTATGGTGGCTTTGGCGCGTGACCCCAAGGCTGAATCCATCACCGGGGAAGATATGCGCTGGGCCATTGAATGGGTGCGTTTTAACTTCAACCGGCTGGCTGAACGCATGAAGATGATGGTTGCTGGCAGTGACTTTGAAGCCCGCAAGCTGGAAAGCCTGGCTGCCATCCGCCGCGCCGGTGATAAAGGTGTGAGCCGCAAGGAACTGAACACCATGAAGCCCTTTAGCACCTATGACATGCGCCAGCGCAAAGAGGTTATTGAAGCCTTGGTGGAAGCTGAACTTATCCAGCTTATCCAGCGTGAATCAACCGGTGGGCGCCCTGCGGCTGCCTATGTGGCCTTGGAAAGTTAGAGGGTATGAACGCTAACCTTGCACAACCCATTGGCCACAATGTTTGGCATCCGGGTAATCAGGATTTGGTCAATCTGTTCATCATCGGTGAACAGCAGCCCCTTCAGGGCGTCTTCAAGCGCCTTGATGCGGTTGCTGATGTCCTGCTTGCGCCGGTCAGCCGGGTAGATTTCAATGTGCAGCGCCAGGCGCCCTTCAAGGAACGGTTCACCGGCATCCTTCCACTGACCATAAACGGCATCCTTGAACTTTTGGTAGGGCGCGGAAAGGTACTGGCGTTTGCCAGCCATCTTCCAAATGTGGTTTGCCGTGGGGGGAAGCGGCAGGAACAGCTTTACCGGGCTGGGCATTCTGCCTTGGCCTTTTCTTCAGCTTCTTTTTCAAAGGCCACTACGGCATCCAGCGGATACCGCACGCCGCCCATGATTTTCACAAAGGCAGGCCCAATCTTTTTGTGGCGCCAGGTGGCAAGTGTGCTTTCCTTCTTGTTCCAGCGGTCAGCAAGCTGCTTGGGCGTCAACAGGTTTTCCATATTCATTCCTTCTTTTGCACTTTTTTTGATAAACTATGTTTTTTCGTTTGACAAGCGGGAAGGCAATGCAATAAATATAAAACCAACGCAAAGGAAATCTAAAAATGTCAAAGAATAACCAATATACCGTTGTCTGCATGAAGGGCAGCAAGGTGATTGACAGGCTGGTTGTTTGCGCGACAGATGAATATGATGTTGTCCAAGAAGTTCAAAGCAAGATTCCGGCCATGCGGCATCCTACTGCACGCATCTATATCAACGGCATCCCGGCAAGCCGCCGTTTGATGGGGCAATCGGAAGTGAAGATAGAGGCTGAACCGCTGGAGCCTCTGCCGGTCTAAATCCAGTGAAAACACAAACCAAAGGGAATCAAAAAATGAACCCCAACGTCACCAATACCGTGAAGGAACTGGCCACAGTCAAGGCCACGCTTGCGGAACTTGATAAGCAGAAGGCCGTGCTGGAAGCCCGGCTGATTGAAGAAGCCGGGGATGAAATCGCCTCCCAGCTTGATGGCAAAGACTATGGCGCTGGCACGGTGAACCTTGAAATTGAATCCTTCAAGGTGAAGCTGACCTACTCCAAAAAGATTGAATATGACCAGGCCGGGCTTGAAACCGTGGCGCAGCAGCTTGCCGCCCGCGGGGAAGACCCCAAGGAATATATCAAGACCAAACTTGATGTTTCCGAAACGGCCTATAAAAACTGGCCCAGCAGTCTTCAGGCGCTTTTCCAGGCTTACCGCACGGTTAAGGTAGGCAAACCCACCATCAGCATTGAGGCGTAACGCTATGACCCAAACCCAAGGCTTTAACATTCAAACCGTCAAACCCAGCAAGGTGATTTACCCGCCGCGCATTGTCATCTACGGCACACCCAAAATCGGTAAGACCACCTTTGCTGCCACCATTCCTGGCAACATCATCTTGGACGTGGAAGGCGGTTCAGGGATGCACAATGTGGCCCGCGTTGACCGGGAACACCTGCAAACCTATCAGCAGTTCAAGGAAGTGCTGATGCAGCTTGAAAACGTGGCCCATGAATACCGGGTACTGACCATTGACACGGTGGATTGGCTGGAAAAAATCATCTTTGACCACGCTGCCGCCATCAACGGCAAGACCAGCATTGCGGATGTGCCCTATGGCGCTGGCTACGCTACTGCCCAAACCATTTGGGCGGAAGTGCTGAACACGCTTGACCGCATCCGCAAGAACCGCGGCATGATGATTCTGATGGTTGCCCATGAACAATTGCGGCAAATCCATGACCCGCAGGTTGGGCAATATGATAAGTTCACCATGAAGCTGCAAGACAAGGACAAGGGCAGCAGCAGTGCCAGCCTTATCAAAGAATGGGTGGATGCCATCCTGTTCATTGACCTGGAAACCTTTGTCAAATCGGAAAAGGTTGGCATGAACCAAAAGGTAAACCGCGCCACTGGCGGGGAACGCATGATTTACACCATGGAAACCCCCGCCTTCCTGGCTGGCAATCGTTTTGGCCTGCCCCCCCAATTGCCGTTCACCTGGCCCGCGCTTGCTGAAGCGTTGACCGCGGCAATGAGTAAATAACAACCCAAACCAAAGAAAGCATACTAAAATGGCTATGATTCCCGCCGTTCAAGGCAACAACAATGTGGAAGAAATCTTGGCAAATGCCGGTTCCGGCCTGCCGCTGATTCCCGATGCACCCTATTCCATGGTGATTGTGGGCAGTGAACTGAAAGACACCCGCACCGGTGGCATGGGCATCCAGTTCACCGTGGTCATCACGGATGGGCAGTTCGCCAACACGGAATTCACCATGTTTGTGAACGTGAAGAACACCAATGAAAAGGCCGTGAAGATTGGCTATGAAACCTTGGCCCGCATTGCCAAGGCATGTGGCCTGGCGGCGATTCCGCAGGACAGTGCCGCACTTCACAACAAGAAGTTCCTGGCCAGCACCACCACCGAAAAGGGCACGCCCTACAAGGATGCCCAAGGTGTTGAGCGCCAAGGCAGTGACCGCAGCCGCATTGATGAACGCAGCATTGCGCCGTTGCCTGCCGTTGGTGTCCAAACCACTGCGCCTGCCGCCGCTGGTGCTGACCAAGCTGCCACTGGCACCCAAACCACCGTGCAGCCGGGTTCCATGCCGTGGAATGCCACTGCGCCTGCTGCTGGCACCCAGCAGTAATAAGCCGGGGGCGGTATCCCCGCCCCCATCCTTTGGGGTGGTAGCATAATGGTAATGCAGCGGTTTTCTAAACCGTACTATGGGGGTTCAACCCCCCCCACTTCACCAATGTTTTCAATGTGTTAGGGTATAAAAATGACAAACAAAACTGAATCCCAACAGGCGGTTGAAACCGTGCAGGTGGCCAAGGATAGCTTGGAAGCCATGGCAGGTAATATCGCCACCATTGCCGATGCTGCCAAAAAGATGATGGCCGCAGGGCTGAAGGAAGAAACGCTGGTCTTGCTGCTGCATGACCACAGCGGCGTGAATAAGCGCGACATCAAGGCCGTGCTGAAAAGCCTGCAAAACCTTAACTATTACCGCAGTAAGTAAATGCCATGGTTGCCATTCCTCCCATCAATCTGACTTTCAAGGCCGGTGACAAACGCCCTGATGGGCAGGTCAAAGGTGGCATTCACCGGCCAAAGAAAGCCACTAACCGGCCCATCAACATTGACTTTCTGAAGCACCGCGTGGCCTACAGCCAATCCCTTGGCTATGAAAAGCCCAAATGGGTGGAATTCTGTGAAGTGATGCTGGTGCATGGGTTTACTCTCACGCTTTATGAAGCGCGGGAAACGGTTTCCAAATACATCACGGTCAGCAATGGCACCAAGTCTTTCAAGGTGCGTTTCAGCAACCACAAGCCCATCAAGGCGCGTGAATTGCAGGGTGACTGTGATTGCTTTGTTGGCCGCACCAATTTGGCCGTGACAACCACCCAGCAGGCCATCCAAAAAACGCTTCAATTCTTTCATGGAGGGAACCCCGCATGACCGTCCCCAACAACGTACACGCGCTTGGATATTCCGGCGCGGTAATGGCAAACCCTGACAAGCCGGTAGTGCAAGCCACGCTGGTTTTTCAGGAAGATGATGGCCAAGGTTTTGTAACCATCATTTCCGATTCCATCCAAGGTGGCACTGCGCTTTGCAAGGTGACGCCTGAACTTGCCAAGGCCATCAATGACCTGGTGGATGAAGTCAATGAACAGTTTAATTCCTAAAATGAACTTGACGCCCGCCCCCGGCAGTTTAATAGCGGTTTGGTTTTCCTGTGGCGCCGCCAGTGCGGTGGCTGCCAAGAAGACCCTTGAACGCTATGGCGATACCTGCCGGGTGCGCGTCATCAACAATCCGGTGGCTGAAGAAGATGAAGACAACCGGCGCTTCCTGAAGGATGTTGAACAATGGCTTGGGGTGGAAATTGAATTTGCCACCAACCCGCGCTGGCCCACCGGGTCAGCGGCCCAGGTTTGGCATGACCGCAAGTTCATGTCAGGCCCGCATGGGGCGCCCTGCACCTTCCACCTGAAGAAAGAGGCGCGGCAGATTTGGGAAGCCACCAACAAGCCGGATTACCACGTTTTGGGGTTCACCGCGGATGAAGTGAAGCGGCACCGTGATTTCACGCGCAGTGAGCGTGACAACGTGCTGCCGGTGTTGATTGATGCCGGTATCACCAAGCAGCATTGTGGAGAAATCCTGATGGCTGCCGGGCTTGAACTTCCGCGCATCTATCGCCTGGGCTATCCCAACGCCAACTGCATTGGGTGCGTAAAGGCCACCAGCCCAACGTACTGGAACCATGTGCGCCAGCAGCACCCGGAAGTGTTTGAAGAACGCGCCAAGCAATCCCGCGCCCTTGGCGTCAAGCTGGCACGCCACAAGAAGGTGCGGGTGTTCATTGATGAACTGCCACCGGATGCCAAGGGGCGCCCGCTGAAGGGCATGAAGTTTGAGTGCGGAATTTTCTGTGAACCTGAAAGATTTGAAAAATGACACCTGACCAATATAGCCGCCCCCTGAAAATGAACGTGCTGGTGGCCTGTGAATACTCTGGCCGTGTGCGTGATGCTTTCCGCGCCCGCGGGCATGAAGCATGGTCTTGTGACCTGCTTGACCCGGAAATTCCTGAAAGCGGTTTAGGCCATATATACCACCTGAAGGGTGATGTTATGCGCGTGCTGGGCGGCAGCATTCCGCGTGATATGGTGAATGATAGCGCCTACCGTGATACCCCATTAATCCGCCGCTGGGATTTGATTATTGCCCATCCGCCCTGCACCTATCTGACCATTGCGGCTGAATGGGCCTACAAGGATGTGCAAACCAAAAAGATAAAGCCGGGAACCTTGATTGGTGAAGAACGGCGCCAGGCGCGGGAAGAAGCATTGGCCTTTTTCCGGGCACTGTGGGAATGCGACATCCCACGCATTTGCATTGAAAACCCCATTGGGGTTATCAACACCCGGATTACCCCCCCCCACCAAATAATTCAGCCCAATCAGTTTGGGGAAGACGCCAGCAAAGCCACCTGCCTGTGGCTGAAGGGTTTGCCGCCGCTGGTTTCCACCAAACAGATTCCGCCGCGCATCACCGCCGATGGCCGCAAGCGTTGGGGCAATCAGACCGATTCCGGCCAAAACAAACTGGCCCCTTCAAAAGACCGATGGAAAGACCGCAGCCGCACCTATCAGGGCGTAGCGGATGCAATGGCTGAACAGTGGGGGTGAACATGGAAAACAAGGTAGAAATCATTTGTGGGGCGCTGGATGGGCATTTCAGCGTGGCACGCTTCAGCGGCGGATGCACCTACAACGGTCAGCACTATGACTGGCGCTATGACATGCCTGACCATTACCGCGGGGTGCTGGTGCGGCGTGACATCAGCAAAAAACTGAACACGCAACAACTGGAACAAAAAATAAAGGATTTGCGAAATGGTAGCCATTCCGCAGCGTGAAGACCCCACGCTTGAAGCCCTGAAGCGCATCACGGAAGAAGAATTTGCCAAGAAGGCAAAAGCTGAAAAGCGTGATTACCTGGGTGCCAGCGCCATTGGCGACCCCTGCGCCCGCAAAATCTGGTATCAGTTTCATGGCTATGAAGGTGAGCCTTTCAAGGCCCATACCATTTGGGGCTTTGAAGATGGCCACAAGCAGGAAGATGAAATGGCCCGGCGCCTGCGGATGATTCCGGGCGTTGAACTTTGGACGCATGGCCCCAACGGCAAGCAGTATGGCTTCACCATGATGGATGGTAAGTTTAAGGGCCACGCTGATGGGGTTATACGCGGGCTTCTTCAGGCTCCCAAGGCCCTGCATATTTGGGAAAACAAGGCTTCCGGCCAAAAGAAGTATGATGAATTCACCAAGGCCAAGAATGATTTTGGCGAAAAGAACACCCTTGAACAGTGGAATAAGGGCTACTTCATCCAGGCCCAATTACTGATGCACAAGTTTCAGATTGACCGGCACTATTGCACGGTGGAACTGGCTGGCGGGCGTGATGTTCAAAGCTGCCGCACGGAATACCAGCCCCAGGTGGCTGAAGCGGCAATCAACAAGGCTGATATGATTCTGTCTGCCCGGCAGGAACCGGCGCGGGTTTCCACTAAACCTGACTTTTATTTGTGCAAATGGTGCCCTTTCCGTGAAGAATGTTGGAAAAAACAGGGCTAAAAAATTTTTGCATGACCCCCTTGACCATACGCCAATATGGCGTATTATGAGGGTGTGGAAAGGGAATAAACCCACCACCGGTAAAAAGGAAAAACACATGGACTTGACTTTCAAAACCACCAGCGGAGTTGCCAGCGTCAAGCCGGTCAGCCCGGAAGGTCTGAAATACCTTCAAGACAACTATGGCGCCGGTAAGGCCGGTGTCGCCATGGATGAAAAGAACCTGATGCCGTTCAGCGTGACTGCCATGAACAACGGCCTGAATCTGCAAGCGGAGGGTCAGTAACATGGCCATTGCCGCTAACAGCATCCGTGAAAATATCAATGCACTTCCTGATAAGTGCGCCATCTATCACATCGTCACCAAGAAACCCATCATCTTGGTTCTTGGTGAAAAAGGCTACTATGAGGCTGATTACCTCAATACCCCTGAAAAGGTGCAAGCCTTCAATCAGGCATTCAAGGCTGATGCCGCAATGATTGCTGCCATGGAATTGGGTTCAATCGCCGGATTTGAAGTTCCAGGCGCAAATCCTGAATTGTGGCGCACCACTTGGGCAAAAGGGGCTGAAAAATATGAAGCCATTGCCTACAAGCCCATGAAGCAAGTGGAGGCGGCATAACATGACCGGGTTTGGCGGCCCTCAAAACATGGATTTGGCCCGCGCCGTTACCTGCGCGGTCAGCCTTCCTCTTTATCAAAAAGGCATCCGTATCCGCGGTTACAGCGGAAGCGACATGCTGAAAATCGCCGGAGAGTATACCGGAAAAACCTACAAGCGCGGCCAATATGCCCAGGCCAAGGCGGATTTAGATTCCTTCTTGGCTGACAAGCACATGGTCAATGACGCGCACAACCATGTGGAGGGCAAATAGCAATGAACAACGCAATCTACAATCCCCAAAGCCTGCCGGTGGAATCCCTGCCGGTCATCTATGGGTTCAACAACGGTGGAAGTATGGGGTTCATGCACGCCCAATTACTGGCAGAAGATGGCACCCCGCTTGGTAGTCACCTTTGCAGCAGTGAAGGGTTTATGCCGGGTGATTTGGGCATCTTGGAAGGAACGCGGGCTGACCGCCATGAACACTTCCAGGCTCACTATCCCAACGGATACCGCATGGAGTTTGTCAGCTATGATGACGTGCGGGGCCATGAAAAACTGATGGCCGCCATCAAACTGGCTGAAGAAGCTGCCAAGGCCAATCCTGACCAACGCCACCCCGGTGATGCCAGCGTTTCCGTGGAATACGGGGATGGCACCGTGATTGAAACGGTGGGCAACAAAACCACCGTGACCAAGAAGGAGGAGTAACCATGATTCCTGTTCCTGAAACCTCTGATGTTGAACTGGCCTTCAGCACCATTGAACACCTGCCCAAGTGGGAGGAAATACCTGAAAAGTTCAAGGCGCACGCTAACCCATGGGCCAAGCTGTTTTCCAAGTGGTTTTTCCTTGGGATTGAGGCTGATGAACTTGGAACGGCCCGGCCTGGTGTTGACCACACCAAGGCGGTGCGGGCGTTGAAGGCCATCATGCAAAGCTACGCGCCCAAGCATGAACACAAGGAAGCTGGTGTGGCCATGCTCATCCATGAATGGTTTGAAATTCCGGGAGTGTAAAATGGATAACCAAAACCAAGGTTGGTGGTGGCCACTAAACAGCACCAGGGCCCACTATTTTCCTGCACATAACAATTCCATTTCATTGTGTGGGAAATGGGGAAGGATGAGTGTTCACGCCACGTTGGATGATGACCACCATGAAAGCCCCGATAATTGCAAGGCGTGCATGACGCGCCGGGCAAAGTTGAACCAAAACAAAGAAGGAACCCAAAAATGAAAATCTACAAGGCTACTGATTCGGATGGTGAATCCAAATTCTTTGCCAACCTGGTGAGCGCCCGCACATGGGGTGGCCGCCGCGCACTGGTGGAAGAATATGAAGTCAGCGCCAGCGCCAAGACCTTTGCCGCTGCCTTGAACGCTCAAACCGGCACCGTGGTTGGTGGCGGATGGTGGAAATCCCGCCAGGAAGTGAAGGCGGATACCGATGAAACGCAACCGGCTTAAATCGGAACCGCCACTGTTTGAGGCTCCACTTGGAAAAACCAAGATGGAACCCATGCGGAATGCAGAGGGGCACGTTTTAGAATGCTGCCCCAACTGCTTCCAAACCGGGAAAATCATCACCGTTGAAAAAACGGTGAAGAAAACCGGGCGGAAAGAAAAGCATGTGGTGAAGGTGGTGCCAGCCCGGCGCTATCAAACCTATGTGCGCAACGGGTGGAATGTTCAGGGCCCTGAAATCTGCACAAGCTGCAAGGGTGCTGGCCTGATACCCAACACAAAAAAGGGAAAAACCCAATGACAAAAGAATCCTCCAAACCAGCCGCGGAAAAGGTCATCCTGCACCTTCCGGCGCTGGTGGCGTGCATGGCCTTTGCCTCACGCGATACCACCCGCGCCTACCTGATGGGTGTGTATGTTCACTGGCTGGAAGGCGCCACGGCCTATGTTTCCACCGATGGCCACCGCCTCTGCCTGGCGCAACCCAACCCGGAATATGCCAAAAGCGCCGCGGGCATCTATGATGGCCCCACCACCCCGGAACACCAAGGCTT